GACTTGCTGCACAGTGTTGACCGGGCATATCGCGGGCCGCGTTCCGGGTTTATGATGCACGACCTGGTCTTGGCCTATGCCCGCAAACTGGCAGTAGGCAACGCCGACGCAAACCCGCTCTGGCAAGCATCTTTTAGGGATGGCGAACCAGACCGGCTTTTGGGCTATCCGGTTTACGTGAACAACGACATGGACAGCGCAATTACGGCGGCAAAAAAGATCATGCTTTTTGCCGATTTCAGTAAATACAAAGTACGGCGCGTTGGTGGCATCACTTTGAAACGCCTCAACGAACTGTACGCGGCGAACCTGGTTATCGGCTTTATTTCCCACCTTCGATTGGATGGGCAATTGGTCGCAACCGGCGCAGCAAAACACCTCATCACGGCAGCGGCATAATGAGAAGTATTAGATTTCTTGACAGCACGGCAACGGAAATAGGCACCTTCGCAAAGGGGCAGATCGTTGCCGTGCCGAACGAATACGCGGCGGCATGGGTGCGGGCAGGGATAGCCGAATACGATGGCGAAGATTTGCCGCCCGCACAAAACCGCGAAACGGCAGTAAAAAAGGACAAAGCAGTTAAAAGATAAATAAACAATGCCCTATACAGTATCCATAGCGCCCACGTGGGAACCCGTTACACTTTCAGAGGCGAAACTGCATTTGGAGGTGGACGGAACGCGATACGATGGGTATATCGCCGGCATGATAACGGCGGCACGTATCCGGGCGGAGGCTTATACGGGCATTGTTTTCCCATCTCGCACTGTGATAGAGTATTGGGATTGTTGGCCATGCTGCGAAATCCCGTTAACCGTTGGCCCTGTTTCGTCTCTGACATCTGTACAGTATTACGACAGCGACAACGCTTTGCAGACTTGGAGCAGCGCAAACTATACGGCGGACTTGGTGAGCAATCCGGCGCGGATTGTAAAAAAAACTACGGTGGCCTATCCGACCCTGTATGTAAAACCAAACGCGGTTTTGGCTACTTATGTAGCCGGATACGCAAGCGCGGCGGCAGTGCCGGAGGACGCAAAGATGGCTATAAAAATGTTTTTGGGGTTCTTCTTTGAAAACAGGGAGGATATACCGATTGGCAACAACAAAAATCCATACTTGCGCAGCGCCAACGCCTTACTTGACCGCTTAAAAATTGCAATATGAAAACCACCAATTTAGGGCAGATCATGCCGACCATCGGGCGGATGGATAGGCGGATTGTAATACAGAGTTACACAGCGGAACGAGACGCGGCTGGAGGTGAAACGCTGACTTGGGCTGATTTTATGACCGTTTCGGCGGCTCTTTCATATCCGGCAACGGGCAGCGGCGAAATGTACGGCAAAGACCAATACCAGCAAATTGCAACCCGTTCGGTTGTTTTTACGGTACGATACATGGCCGGGGTAAACGAAAAAATGCGCGTTTCCTATGATGATAAACTGTATGACATCGAAAGTATAGCAGAATTAGGGCGCAAACGGTATCTTGAATTAAAATGTAAATTGCGGGACTAATGCCAGACGTAAAAGGTTCTTTATACACAGATATTCAGAAACTTGTAAAGACGCTGGATAAATACGCAGCGCTGATTGGAGAAGAAAGAAAAAAGTTTCTTGAATATGCGGCAGTCCCAATTGTAAACGCAGCGCAAAGCCGCGCGCCACAGGGCATAAAAGTACACTACCGATACAATACAGCCAAAGTGAATAAAAAAATACGCGCACCTAAAGGCATGGGGCAAATAGCGGCGAAGTACCTACCGGGCAACCTTAAAAAGTCCATCGGCGTGTTAAGGCTCCGAAAAACACAAAATGTATATGTGGGGCCGAAAATGGCGAAGGGGCAAAAGTCTGGTACGTTCGGCGGCGCAAGAACAGACGCATACTATGCTGCGTGGATAGAATACGGTGCGGCGGGGCATAGGGCGCAGCCATTTATGCGCCCTGCATTACCGGCGGCACGGGGCGCAGTTATAAAAAGGCTGGATAACTCCATTAAACTATTAACCAAAAAGTACGCAGCGGCAAACGGTTTATGAATCCAACGGGCATTTTAAAGACGGTATTGGACGCAGATTCGGCAGTAAACGCGATAGTTTCAGGCCGGATTTACCCCGACACAGCGCCGCAAACGGCAGTGGTTCCGTTTTTGATTCTGTCTATTATCTATAACGACCCAAACGACACAAAAAGCGGAGTGGCAACAGAGGATAAATTCCGGGTGCAGATAGATTGTTATACGGCGGGCGCGTTTTCTGTTGCACAATTGGACGCGGCGGTGCGCACAGCATTAGACAGATATGCGGGGTCGGTGGTCGTTTCGGGCGATGCGACATACACGGTTGACGGCATACAGTATTTAGACACCAATAGCGCACTAATGGAAGGCAAAGACCTTTTTAGGCGTTCATCTGACTATCAGATCAGAATAAAAAGATAAAAAATGGACATCATTTTGATTAAAGACATAGACGGGTATGCAAGCGCGGGCGCGTTTGTAAATGTCCCCGAATCGGTAGCAAAGGCATGGATTGAACAGGGCCTTGCACAGCCGGCGGTACAAATTCCCGAAAAAGCAAAAGCACTGGTAAAAGAAAAAAAAGATAAATAATGGCTACAACAGGTATTCCTAATAGCACGCTGGTAAAACTTCGCACCGGCGCAACACCGACGGCTTTAGCCCGTCTCACAGATTCTTCCTTTACCCTTAATCATGAATTGCGCGACATTTCGAGCAAAGACAGCGCCGGATGGAAAGAAAGCGCGGAGGGGATGCGTAATTGGTCTTTATCCGGTTCCGGTCTTTGGGAGTTTGCCGCGACATCGGCGGCAAACATCACAACACCGATAGGCAACGTCACGACGCGAGCAAGTTTCGCCGTCGAGTTTGGGTCTGGCGTAACAGGCGACCCCAAATTTTCCGGTACAGCATGGGTAACATCTATCGAACTGGGTTCGCCGGGGCAGGAAGATAACGTTACCTACTCGATCAGCATCGAAGGCACGGGGGCGCTCACCGTCGGTACATACGCATAAAAGCAAACACATATATAATGATTCAAAATATTAATCTTGGCGGGGAACAGCGCCCCATTCTTTTCGGTTGGGGCGCTCTTTACCTATACCAAACCGAATTAAACCGCAATCCCCTCGCGGATTTCGCACAGATGATGGGCGAAACGCCATCTGTTTCTACGATGGTGGAAATTACATACTACGGACTTAAGAACGGCTACGCTACAACACGGCGCGATGATTCGGAACTTACCCCGCTTGCGGTTGCAAACTGGATAACCGAAACACAGGCAGACGACCCCGCTATTATGGAGAAAATATTTAACCTGTTTGCCGCTTCGATGCCACAAGCGGACGCAACCCCGACGGCGAACGGGAACAGCAAAAAAAAAGCAGCATTGCAATTGACTGGCCGGCACTAATGCGATCAGCGGGCCGGATGGGGATGAGCGAGGCAGAGTTTTACCAGACAACGCCGCGTTTTTTTCTGTTGAAACAGGAGGGATGGGCCGAATCGCACTTACAGCAAGGATGGGAAATTGCCAGATACATTGCCTTTTTTACAATCTCCCCACACACTAAAAAAGGCGCACTAAAGACCGTTTCCGACTTGGGTAAATTCCCCTGGGAAGTCGAACAAAAGGAGGAGTGGACGCCTGAACAAATGTCCGCATTAAAAGAACAGATGAAAACAGACTGGGAGAATTTTATAAACGAGTGTAAGGCGCTCGAAAATTAATACCATGCCGTCAGCGAGTGAACTTAATGTCAAACTGGGCTTAGAGATCAGCGCACTTGAACGCGGAATAAGAAACGCGGAACGGGCGTTAACAAAGATGAATGCCCGAATGTCGCAAATCGGCAATGACCTTACCTACTCCCTTACCGCTCCCCTTCTTGCGTTTGGCGTTTCTGCAATCAAAGCGGCGGGCGACGCTGAACAATTGCGCCTCGCATTAGAGACGACAATGAAGGACGCCGGGCGCAGTACGGGCGATGCGCGGGCCGAACTGGAAAAACTAAGGGAAGCGGCAAAAATGCCGGGCCTGGACTTTGAACAGGCGGTGCGGGGTTCTGTTCGCCTTCAAAACGTCGGGTTTTCTGCCGAAAAAGCGCGGGATATTTTGGTGCAACTTGCCAACGCTGTTGCAATGTCCGGCGGCAGTGCGCAGGAATTAGACGGTGTGACGCGGCAATTTGGGCAGATGATCGCTAAGGGCCGCGTTTTGCAAGAGGATTTGTCCATTATTCAGGAAAACATGCCCGCGATCAGCAAGGCAATGGAAGAGGCGTTCGGCACAAAGAGCGCGGAGAAATTGCGGGCGATGGGCATAACTGCCGAAAAGTTTGTTGATGGGGTAACGAAAAAATTGGCAGAGTTGCCCCGCGTTCAGGGCGGCATTTCAAATTCGATTGTAAACGCCTGGAGTGCGGTTAAAAATTCGCTTGCAAGCGTGGGCGAAACGCTCAATACCACGCTTAATGTGTCCGGAAGGTTAGACAGTTTTGCAAACTGGATAGGCGGTTTAGCGAAGCGGTTTAGCGAAGCAAGCGAGGGGACAAAATCACTCGTTATCGGCATTGGTATTTTTGCGACGGCATTGGGGCCGGCTGTAAAACTTACAAATCTCACCATGCAAGCGGCGGGCGGGCTTTTGGTAATGTGGAAAGAACTTGCAATCGCACAAAAGACGGTGCAGGGCGGCGGTCTTATAGAGTGGTTTACAAAACTAAACACCGTTACAAAAGCAAACGTTATTGGTTTGGTAGCGGCGGCAGTAATTGCCCTCACTGTTGCCGTCGGAGCGCTCAACGGCAAAGTTTCCGAACAGGCGCGGCTGAGACAGGAAATAAACGATATAGAAACAGAAGGGGCAAAAAATGCGGCGGCGGAAACGTCGCGGGTGCAGCAACTTACAACCGTATTAAAAAGCGAGACAGCGACCCGCGAACAAAAGGCGGAGGCGCTAAAGCAGTTACAGGCAATTAGCCCTGAATATTTC